ATTCACCAGAAGACTCTTAGAGGTGGTGCCAACTTTATGGTTGTTTCACCGAAAGTGTCTACGATTTTAGAATCTATCCCAGGATTTGCTGCTGACTCCGTTGGAGACAAAAACAAATACGCTATGGGTGTTCAGAAAATCGGATCAATTAACAGTAGATTCACAGTTTACAAAAATCCATATATGACTGAAAACGTTATATTAATGGGTTATAAAGGAAACCAATTCCTTGAAACTGGAGCTGTGTTCGCACCATATATCCCGTTAATGATGACTCCTCTAGTGTACGATCCAGCATCGTTCACACCTAGAAAAGGTATCATGACTAGATATGCTAAGAAAATGGTACGACCTGATTTCTATGGTAAAGTTTACGTAAGAGGATTAGAGAATATCTAATAACCACTTAACCTAAATAATTGAAGGCGGCCATAAAGGCCGCCTTTTTTTTATATGTATAATAAACAGTTATATGGCAAAACAAAACATCGAGAAAAATCCTCCAAAAGGACCAATTAAATTTTCCCTATCCCTTTCTGAGGAACAAAAATTATCTAAAGCAGAAATATTAAACCATCCCTATAATTTTATAGTTGGAAAAGCAGGCTCGGGGAAAACGTTATTAGCATGTCAAGTTGCATTAGATCAGTTTTTTAAGAGAGTATTTAATAAAATAATAATTACAAGACCCACTATTTCAACTCAAGACGACGGCTTTTTACCAGGTTCTGAAAAAGAAAAAATGGAGCCTTGGTTAGTTCCTATTAGATCTAATATGAGGAAAGTTTATAACAAACCCGTTATTTTAGAAAAAATGGAAAATGATGAACAAATTGAATTAGTTTCATTAGCTCATTTTAGAGGGAGGACTTTTGACAACGCAGTAGTTATTGTTGATGAATTTCAAAACCTTACTAGATCTCAATTAGCTATGGCTATTGGAAGGTTAGGTAAAGATTCAAAAATGATTTTCTGCGGAGACTCTTACCAAATAGATTTAAAAGACAAAAATTATTCAGCTTATCATGATATGGCAAAACTAACAAACAGCAGATATGTTTATAAAACAGTATTAGAAGAAAGCCACAGACATGAGGCTATTGACGACTTATTAGAATTATTGAATGGTTATCATTAGTTCTAATTATTTTTCTATATTTATTACTAGAACATCTATAAACTTTTAATTAATGGCAACTATATCTATTTGGCCCGGCTCTAGTTCATTTGCAACTTATTCTGCCTCGTATTCATCGGGGAATGAATCACTGCCCCCTACTCCCTTTGGTTTTTATGACAATGATTCTACTTTTCAATCAGATGCTAATAAAGTCGCTGATTTTATTGCGAGAAGATTAGGATACCCCTTAGTAGACATAGAACTACAACAAGTAGATATGTGGTCTTGTTTTGAAGATGCTATAACAGAATTTTCATCCCAGTTATTTCAAGGTGAAATAAACGAAAACATAATAAACCTAATAGGGGCTCAAACGAGCTCAGGTCCATTAAATAACCAGGTAGTAACACCTAATTTAGGCAATGTTATAACCATAGCAAAACAATATGGGACAGAAGCAGGATCAGGAGGTAATTTAGATTATAAGAAGGGATATATCGAAATAACTTCTTCTCAACAAAGATATGATCTACAAGCATTGTGGGCAAATGTTAGTGAAAGTGGAAATAGAATTGAAATAAAGAAAGTATACAACGAAGCCCCTCCAGCAATTGTTAGGTATTTTGATCCATATGCAGGCACAGGTACAGGATTAGAATCATTAATTGAGGCCTTTGGTTTTGGAAATTATAGCCCAGGTATTAATTTTTTATTAATGCCTATGAATTATGATGTTTTAAAAATGCAAGCTATTGAGTTTAATGATCAAATAAGAAAATCTCAATATTCATTTAAAATGGAAAATAATACTTTATGTTTATTTCCTATACCAACTAGACAAACTACAATTTTCTTTGATTATATAGTAGAAAAAGATAGAGCCAACCCAATAGCACCAGTACATAGTGGTAGTACAGACCTAATAACAAATCCATCTCAAGTCCCATATGCCATTATAGATTACAATACTATTAGTTCCCCTTGGAGAAAATGGATATTTGATTACGCAGTAGCTTTAGCAAAAGAAATGTTAGGGTATATAAGAGGAAAATACAACAATACCGTTCCTCTGCCTGGTGATATAGTGAGTTTAAATGCTCCAGATTTACTTTCAGATGCTCGAACAGAGAAGGAAAAATTGATTACTACTTTACAAGGAATGTTTGAAAAATTAGGAAGGGATAAACAGATTGAAAAAAGGGCAAACATAGAAGATAATACCCAAAAGATATTGAACAACGTACCTATGGTTATTTATGTAAAGTAAAATTATGGCATTATACGGAAGACAAAGAGACATAAACCTTTTTAAAAGCTTTAATAAAGAAGTGATAAAGGATATAATTCAAACGGAGATTGGATATTATGTACTTAATCTCTCATCTACTAAAACTAATATATATAACGAATCCTTAGCAAAACAATACAATCCCCCCGTATTGGTTCCTTGCTTAATCAGTAAAGCAGATCAAACATCCGCAGCTGATGCCTTTGGTATAGATAGAAACCAAACAATAGATTTTAGGTTTTTAAAGGAAATTTTAAAAGAACAAAAAGTATACCCACAAATAGGGGATGTAATTTTATTTACAAACAACTATTTTGAAGTAGATGAATTAGTCGAAAATCAATATATTTTAGGAAAAAATCCAGACTATAGTTATAATACAGATGTTGATGAATTTGGAGACAGTTATAGTATTATACTTAAAACTCACATGATGAGAAGAGGAGCAGTAAATATAGAAAACACTAGAAATGGATAGAAGATTACCTATATCACCCATACCAAATAATCATAGGAAAAATCTAGATTCTTTGAAAGAACCATATGGTACCGAGAATTATCAAGGAACAAAAGCTCCTGATCAAGATAGAAAAACAGACAGATCTTACCATTCTCGTAGAGATGATGACACTGTTGGGAATATTAAGGTTGACTTAAAGGATAATGATAGTGTAATACCTTATTATTTTGAAAATGTAATAAAACCCTCTGTTGTAAAGGATGGAACTTTAATAGATGTTCCTCTAATTTATGGTGGGGCGGAAATTTGGAAAACAGTCCAAAGAGATGGATACTACAGGGATAAAGAATCCAAGATTCAAGTTCCTTTAATAATGTTCAAAAGGAACACAGTAACTAAACGAAAGGACATAGGAAATAAATTAGATGGTAACGAAGCCCATCTTTTTCAAGTTTTTGAAAAAAAATACTCAACTAAAGACCAATACGACAATTTTAGTATATTAAATAATAGGTCACCTGAAAAAGAATATCACGCAGTAGTAGTACCTGACTATGTTACTTTAACATACGACTGTATTATATGGACTGAATATGTTGAAAATATGAATAAGTTGGTAGAAACTATCAACTTTGCAAGTGACACTTACTGGGGAGACCCAAACCGTTGGAAATTTAAAGCAACCATTGATTCTTTTCAAAACCAAACTGAAGTAACAGTTGGGGGAAATAGGATAGTTAGAACTACTTTTACACTTACTTTAAATGGATATTTAATTCCAAGTACTTATAATAAAGCTTTAGCCAGCAATGTTAAGTTCTCTAGTGTAACTAATATTAAATTCACAGACGAACAATTCATTTTACAAACAGGACAAACCCCAACACAACAATCAGTTAGTACATTTACTACCTCAGGAGTAGGTACAGGGGGAACCCCTTCGGCCTTTCCCTTTACGGGAAACGCTGTAATAAACGGGTCTTTAAGAGTAACAGGAGTGGTATCTGGTTCTACTTTTAGTGGTAGTTTTGTAGGTGATGGTAGTGGAATAACAGGAGTAACAGCAGAATGGGATGGTTCTCATTTAGGAGATGCATCAATTACTGGCTCATTAACTGTAACTGGAGATATAAGTTCAAGTGGTGACGTTTATGGTGTAACAGGATCATTTAGTCATGTTTTAGGGGCTAGTCCTTTAACCATAGAATCTGATAATTTTAATGTAGATTCTTTAGGTAACATTTCAGGTTCAAGTATAAGTGGTAGTTCAACATCAACAGCATCCTTTGGAACATATTTAGGTGATGGTTCACAATTAACAGGAGTAATATCCTACGCAGACACGGCTTCATTTGCTCAATCCGGAAATGGAATATTTAGTGGAAGTTTTAGTGGGAGTTTTGAAGGTAACGGAAGTGGTTTAACTAACATCCCATCATCAGGT